GACTTGGCAAATTCTTTGACTGCGGCGAGCGCAGCGGTGTTCGCGGCGAGCTGCACGACTTCGTTCTGCGCGCTCATGGCGGCAGGCTTGTCTTCTTTCGGAGCGAGAGCTGCTTCGAGCTTCGCGACTTTTTCGTTCATGCCCATCATAGCAGACTGAATCATGCCTTCGATGGTTTCTTTCATTTTGTCGTCCATAGGAATTTCGATTTTAATTTCTGCTTCCGGCGACTCGCTGGCGTCGCTCTCAAATTGTTTGAGTGCGCGCGCAAAAAATCCGTTCGGGTTCGCAGCAGGTTCGCTGACGAGGTCCACCGAGTAGATTTCCGAGCACCGTTGCAAAGTCGTGAGGCTGTCCGTGCTCTTTTCCGACGGACCCGAGAACGCAATCGAGAGCCCGAACGTGTCGGGAATCCGCTCGGCAATCTCCAAAATGTAAGCGCGGTGCACCGAGGATTCGAGCAGGTGCAAATCGCCGAGGAGCTTCTCGCCCTCGATGCGCAACGTGTCGATGTAACCGACGATGTCGCCCGCGCCGCCGCTGTGATCGAGCTTCACCTTGAGCCCGCCAGCGTATTGCTCGGCTGCGGCCTTGACCTGCTCTAGCGTCTTGTCGTCGATCATCACGCCATGACCGAGTGCCGGTCCCTTGGTGATGAGCGAGACGCCGCGAATGATTCCGGTCTGTGCGTCGATGACGCCTGCGGAGGCTGCGAATGTGATGACGGGTTCCATCGCCAAGGCGATAGCCGTCAAATCTAGTCCTTCTTCTTCGCCTCGCGCCGCCAGCGCCAGAGCAGAAAAGCAATGCCGAGGAGCGTGCCGACGAGCGCGGCGACCTCGTTCACTTGCGACAGGCTCACCATCGCAGCGGCTGGCGTGGCGGCGGTCAGGATGGCTTTTGTGTGGTCAGCGTTCATTTTGATTTCTTCGCCATGCGGTCCCCGAACCACCATCCCACGCAATTAAATGCGGCGAAATTAATCTGCTCCACCATCGGCGCACGCTCCGGTCCGACCGAGTGGAAATAAACCACCGTCGCGATGCCGACGAGTGTGAGCGTGATGAAGGGTCGGAACATCGTGATGACGTTCGCGCACCACGGCGACACGTTGCTCGGCACGGTCGCGGCCTGCTGGCTCGCGGTGAACGCTGCCCACGCTGCGGCGTCGGCTGCGATCGTCGCCATCGTCTTCGCCTCTTCGAGCTTCCGTGCGTGGTCGCGTCCGGCCTTGAACTCCTCAAAGAAGCCGTTGCCGATGCGGAGAATCACACCGAGCGCACCACCGCCGAGAGCGTTGCCAAGCAAATCGAGGATGTTCATTTTTTGTTAAACATATCGAACAACGCTTTAATCTTCTCCTCAAGGACTGCCACGCGTAGGTCCAGCTTACTGAGCACGATAACTAGGGTTATCATGGCGAGGAATATCGGCCAGCCTTTGACCAAAATTTCGAGCGCGTCCATACATCAGGGCCAGATGTAAGTTTGCGCCTTCACGGCGCGGGCTTGTCAGCAGCAGCGGCCTTGAGCGTTTCAATCTCCGCCAGCGCAGCCGCAAGCGAGTCCACCAGCAGGTTCAAGGACTGCTGTTGGAGCTGCGTCACGATCGCGGATTTGTGTTCGTCTTTGGTCATGGGTGAGTTAATTTGTAGGAATCAAATTTTGCGCTTAGTTCTTGAATGGCTTTTACCAAAACAGGTATCATTTTGGTTTCAGTAATTTTTAGGCTTTCTTCCGTTTCGTCGTCCGCGATTAACAAATCACCAGCACGACCGCCATACTTCTTCTCAAGTGCAATGACGTCTTGAGCCAAGAAACCTAATTGTGTTTTGGTTTCTTTGTGCGTGCCGTTTGGCGTGTTATCTTCATACCGCTCACGCTTGTCCCACTTGTAGGTAATAGGCCGCAATTCATTGATAAAATTTAAGCCGTAGGGTTGATCGACAACATCCGTTTTATCTCTTGCATCAGACGTAACAGTCCACGCTACAAGGATGTAGGCATTGGTCACATTGGCATCACCAACAACAACCCGATTGCTTTGAGTGGTTAAGTTGATAACACCCGACGAATTGCCTGCTGATGCTCCAATGACCGTGTTACTAGCCCCCGTTGATAAATTTGCCGCCGCCGACGATCCCAAAGCTGTATTAGATGATCCAGTTGCGGAAACGGCTGCACCAGAACCAACAGCCGTATTATTCACGCCTGTCGAATTTGTGTACAAAGCAAAACTGCCCACAGCCGTATTATTCGCACCTGATAAATTGGTGAATCCTGCGTATGCTCCAATGCAAGTATTTTCGATGCCTGTTGTATTAGTAGCAAGCGCAGTGAGACCAAACGCAACATTGCTACTAATGGCACCTCCACCACGACCCACTTTGAGGCCGTAAATAGTTGCGTCTAAGGCCACCGTCACCGCGCCCGCAAACGTAGCCGCCAGCGTGCTGTTGGTGAGCGTCAACGCCGTTCCGCCCGTGCCGAGGCCAAGCGTCAGGTTGGTCGCGGCGGGGGAGGTGAGGGAGGACGCCCCAAGCGCACCCGTAACTGTCAGCCCTGTGCTCGCGACATCGAGCACCTTCGCCCCGCCAATCGCCACGCCGAGATTGTTCGCGCCGATTCTGAAAAGCCCCGTGTCTTGGTCGGCGTCAAACGCAAGGCTCGGATTTCCGACAGAGCCCGCAGCCGCGTGCACGCTGCCGGTCGGGGTGATTGTGCCGGTAACGGTCACGCCCGTGGTCGTCATCGTCGCGCGGCTCACGCCGTTTACCGCGAAGCCCATCACGTTTGCGCTCGCGCGGAAAAGTCCGGTGGTGGGTTCGTTCGTAAAGTTTAACGAGGGAGCCGCCGCCGTGCCGTCGTCGAGCGTGATGTTCCCATCCGTCGCGTTGATCGTGATCGAGCCCGCGCCGTTGGAAATGGAAATGCCGGTGCCCGCGGTCAGCGTGCTATTCACGAAAGCGGAGCCGTTGCCGATTAGAAGCTGTCCGTTGCTCGGCACGGGCACTAAGTCCGTCATCGAGGTAACACCCCCGCCCCCGCCTCCGTTGCCACGCGCTGCGCTCAGAGTCCAGTCACCAGCCGTGCGGCTCGGGCGCTCGCGATTGCCGTCGATGTTCGAGACGAAGCTGTCGCCGTTGATCGTGACCAAGTCGAGCCGCTGGTAAGTTTCATCGGGCATCCAACGTCCACGAGGATTCAGCCCGCGAGGCTCGGCGAACTCCTTGCGAAGCTGGTCGATTTCGCCTGCGCGAGGGAAGCGCGAGAGCTCGTCGGTCACGATTTCCTTCACGGCGTGCGTCAGCATTGACGCCGCGTCCTCGATGCGCGCCTCGGCCTTCGCGAGCAGGTTCGCGTTCTCCGCGCGCTCGGCCATGAGGACCGAGTATTTCGCGGCGGTCGTGACCTCTAGCTGCTTCGATAGCTGCTCGACTTTCGCAGCGAGCGCCGCGCCGGTCTTCGCGTGTTCGTCGGTCGCACGCGCTCGGCAGAACTCCTCAAGCTCGGTGCGAATCTGCGGCTCGGCCTCCTCGAAGGTGCGCTCGATTTCCGCGTTGAGATGTTCGCGAAGTTGCGGCAGCTCGGAAACCAACTGCTTCAGCTCCGAGCGTTGGACGATGGCTAGTTCGATCAGCCGTTCGATTTGGGTCTGCGTGTCGTTCATAAGTTTTTATTTCCCCGCCTTCGGATGCTTGTTCGGTAAGAGGTCGTTGTCGGTAACGTATTTTGGATTCTCGGGGCGTCCGTTTTTCAGCAAGTAGAGGAACGCGTTGACGCGAGCAAACGCCCACTGCGAGGCGGATTTGATCACCGGCGAATGTGACACGTTAAACGCTCCGAGCCCGCGTTGGAAAACCGACTTGAGCTGGCCGAGTGTTGCGCGCCCGTTGCGCGTGTTCGAGTCCTTCGCGTTAAACTCGTCCACCTTGTTTTGCAGCGTCGCCTCTTGTTCTGCTGTGACCTCCGCGCCCTTGCCCGATGCGTCGCCCTTCGCGGTGCCTTCGCCCTTCGGGTTTTTGTTTGGCGTGCCGCCCTTCGGCGCTTTGTCCGACGCGACGATTGCGCCGCGCTCGCCGACCTTTGCAAAATGCCCCTCGTGCTGTTTCATGCACACCGCGTTGCGCTGCTCCGCATCGGGAAATTCAGCGGTGGAGACTGGGTCCGCCATGCACCGCGTCATGAAGTCGCCGTGATCTTCATCCGCGTTCGGCGTCGGCAGCTCGTATTCCTTCTTCGCCAGTTCGATGATGCTGCGCCCGTTGATAATCGGCTTTGCGCTTTCCGCGACTCGATCATTTACGTCACGCCGAAAGTGCGTAATCGCTTCAATCCAATCCGTCGCCGACATCTTTTTTTCCGACCTTGCTGGATCGCTCGCCACCGATCGCACGTCGAACTCAATGCGCGCATCGACTGGCGCGGAGTTCGTCTGCTTCGTTTCCGCCTTGTTCAGCCGCTCGACGATCGCCGTGGCCCACGAATAACCCTCATCACCGCCCCAGCCGTTCCACGCCTGCCAGCCCTTGCCCTGCTGGTCCCACGTCTCGCCTTGCTTGTCGGCCTCGTGCCGGTCGAAAAAGGCTTTCATCCGCCGCACGGTGTCCTCGCTCATCGGGCGCTTGTTCATGATGTCGCGAGCCCGCGCGATGCCGACGCTGGTCATTCCGCGCTGTGACATCGGCTTCTTTTCACGGATGGCGAGCGCACGGCGCGCGTTGTCGGCCATTGCGTTCGTCGGGATGTAGCTACCATCGGCGAAGTTGATCGTGACGAGATTCGCGTCGTTCTGGATCTGCTCGACGGGCTCAGCCGGTGCGGGCTCAGCCGGTGCCGTTGCGACGCTCGCTGCCTGCGCCTCTGCCGCGCTGACGCCCACCGCGTCGCCCGCTGCGGCTGCGGCTGCGGGTGTGCTCGGGAGTGAGTTTGTCGTGAGCCGAATCGCCGTCTCAGGCACGCCGTATTTCTCAGCGAGCTGCTTAACGTAAGCGGCCTCAATCGCGATCTGCTCCAAACGCGTGAAGGCGTCCGTGCCTTCTTCCGCTGCGATTTCCTGCAGCGACTTCGCGCCTTGCCGATTTTCGTTCATGTTCGCGGCTGACTCGCGGCCCACGTCGATCGAGAGCTTTGCGGGGAAACGCCACTCGCCCGAGGTTGCGCGGCGCAACGCGTGAACCATCGTCTCGCCCGCCAGAAGCGGAGGCGGCGGGATTTCCCCGCGCGCGATGGCGTCGAGAATCACGGCGTCCTTGATCGGGTCGAGGACCTTGTCGGTGAGAACGCCCTGCTGGCGGGTAAACACGCGGTCGGCTGCGGCGAATTCTGCTCGGACGCTTGGGCCTTTAAACTCGCTTGTGCCGAATAAAACTCCCTCGGGGATGCCCACCGAAAGACTTATCTCGTGCATTAAGTGCTGGACGAAACCGGTAAACGCCTGCGATGGACGCGACGGCATCACCTCCACGCGGTCGCTGTTCTGAAAGTAGCGAATCATTCCGACCTCTGTGAGTTCGTTCTTCTGCTGCTGTCCGTTCGGGAGCGAGAGCGCGGGATTCGGCTGGAACAGATTGCGCGGATTCGCGGTGCCTCGGTCGTTGAAAATCAGCGCCGCCTGCTGCGACGAGAAACGCACGCCCGCCTTCTCGGCTTGCAGGATGTCGTGAAGCATCCGCGCCGTCTGAATCCCGCTCGCGAGATCAGACACGCCTCGGTATTGGTCACTGCGATTCGGGTCGAAGTAGTGGCAGAACTGATTTGCCGGAATCTCCTCCGCTCCAAAATACACGCCGTCTCGCGTGACTCGGAAAATCCGGTAAGCGACAGGCTGACCGAAGTCGTTTGTGATAATCCCTTGGTAGTAGTTGTTCGACGCGACCGCCGTGTCGTTCGGATTGCCGATGCGCGTCGCGGGCACAAGCTGCAACTTGAGTCCTTCGCCGCTCCGACGAATGACGAAGCCGCAATCGCCATCGACTGGACGTTCCTCGGCGGCGAGCTGCACCAATTTCTTGAAGCTGTGCCGGTTCGTCACGTCGCAGTTTTTGCACCACGCATGGAAATACTCTGAAATGATTTGGTTGTAATCATGATCCCCAGTCGTCGGCGAGTATTCATGCGGCGTCAGGTAGAGCCCGAACTTGCGCGCGACTTCACGAATCTCAGGAGCGTTGTCCACCAGATCGCGCGCTTCATACATGAGCACCACTCGGTCCCGCTGATTCTGCGAGCTCTCGACCGGCTGCGCGTATTGTTTCGGAGCGTAAAGCCGATTCGTCCGCGCGGCGTTATACTCGAAAAGTGACTTTGCGACGCGAGCCTCCAGCCGTTTCAGCGCCCATGTCGGCGCGATGTTTTCGAGCGCGCGGTCGAGCCACGGCTTTTGGGCGATCAATTTTGACGCGTCGAAAATGTCGTTTTCCATGTTGTTCAGTTGCCGGTGAAGCTCACGAAAGTGGTATCCGTGGACGTGCCCGCCGCGTCGTTTAACGCGTCTTGAAGGTTGCCGAGCATATTGTTCAGCGCGTTGAGGTCCGCGCGGCTCACGCTTTTCCCGTTCAAGCTGTAACTCTGGTTGAGCAGCACCGCTTGAATCGCGTCAATCGTCTTGGTCTTGAGCGCCGTGAGGGTCGCGCTGTCCAGTCCGAGAAATGGGTTGTCGAGCATACCAAGGCTCGAAACGTCAAACTAGGCTCAGTCTTTGACCGGCGTGTAACGCACGACGTTGGCAATCGTCGCCATGCAGAGCATCATCGCCGAGGTGTCGAGCCCGTGATTCGGCGCGTTGCTTTTTACCTCGCGCCACTCCCAGACGCCGGTGCGGATTTCAACCTTCGACTCGCCCCTGAGGTGTTCGAGGTAGAGCGGATTGACGTCGGCCGGCAGAAGCCACTTGAGATCGCCCTTGGCTTCGAGCGCGTTCGCCAAGAGGTCTTTGAAATAGTCGCCGCTCCAGTCGTAGTAGAACACATCCCCGCCTCGGTAGTCGCTCACGCGCGGCTCGCTGAACGGGAAGTTGATGAGCTTGTCGCTCGCATCGTCCTTCATCGTCCACGTCTTCCGTGCGTGCCCGCGCATCCCTCGCCAGCCGAAGTCCGCGCAATCGCGGTCCACGTCCGCGGGTCGGTAACCGCGGTCCTGCGCCACGCACGCGTCCTGCACCTTGTAGCGGTATTGCATCTGGCGGAGCTGGTCCCGCGTCTCGATGCGCCCGAAGTAAAGCTGCTTGTAGGTCGGCCCCGTTGCCGAGGAGAACGCGCCGATTTCCACCCACCAATGATCTTGCTGGCGGTCGATGGCCATGAACCGGATGACTTCGCCCTCGATGCCCTCGCCGTTGCTGAACTGCGCGACGGTGTAATCCGACTTGGTGACGAAGAGGTTCACCACCTTCTTCTCGACAATCCACGGGCGGGCTTCGCGCTTGGTCTTGAACTCGATCTTCATCTTGTCGTCGCCCTGCCGCACGAAATGGTTGTCGGCCTCACAGAACTCTTCGACGAGTAGATGCATCGGGCGACTGACGACG